ACTACCAGCAGCAGGTAAAGTTCCTGATAAAACTGCTCTATATGTTGTTCCACTTACGTTTGATGTAGATCCTAAACTTATACCTGATGGCAAAGAGGATCCAGTATTTACAGCTATTGTTACAGCACTATCAGCAGTAACATCTACATTTGCTGAATAAGATACGTTTGCTTCTCCATTTGCTAAACTTGTTGTTACGAATACAGGGCCATCTGATACAACTAAATCTGATGAACTTCTAGCTGCATTACCAT